CCACAAGAGGGAGATTTTATACTTGAAGGTAGATTTGGTAATTCTTTAAGATTTGGTTCTACTGGTAAAATTAAGGGAGATTTCTCCGAATTTTCAGTTAATCCACAAAACCCATGGAGTAAAAATGGAAATCAGGGTGATCCTATTACTATATTAAGAAATGGACAAAAACAAGGAGCTGTAGAATTTGATGTATGGGAACCCATATTTGAGGATATAAACGATGATCACTCTTCTATTTACCTAACATCTAATCAAAATATATCTTTAGAAATAGCTTATTCTAAACTTACATCATACGGAATAGATGTAACACCTCCCGAAGATACTACTAAAGAATTCCAAAAAATAGGTGAGGAATTAGGAGATGAATTTACATCAAATAAAGATGCCGATGCTGTAAATGTAGTTACAGATTCAATAAATCAGGAACCCAAAGGCGATGTAACAAAACCAGCGGCTTTATCCCCCCAAGAAGCAAATAGAAATTTAAGTGTTGATAGGTCGTTAGCTAATGTACCTAGAGAAGAATTTGAAGGAGGATCATAATGGAGTTTATATTAGAAATACATAACATATTATTAGAATTATCTCAATATCTTTTAGATATACCTGAGGGTATTAGCTATGCTATTTTTGGAATAAAGAAAAAGAAAAAAAGGGCAAAAAAACAATTAGCAAAAGCAGAAACACAAATAAGTTCTGCTATGAAGGATACTAATTTAGATTCAATACCTAACCCAACTAATTCCAATGTTCCACAAACAGAAACAATAGATGGGGAATCTAAACCAGGAGAAGATGAACCATCAGTTCCTTTTAAACCTGATTTTCCATATTTAGGAAAACAAATAATATTAAACTCTGGAAGATTACATTTGAATGCAAATCAGGATTTTGTATTAATTAATTCTAAGAAATCCATTTCTTTAGGTGCTCCAGGCAGTATAAATGTAGATACAGATGGAGGATTTATTGTAAATGCAGGAAAAGTAAAATTAGGTATAGGTGAAGGTTCAGAACATCCATTAGTAAAAGGTGATGTTTTAGAAGTAATTTTAACTCTTCTTGTAAAAGGATTAGAAGAAGCAAGATTAGGATTAGGAAATGCTAAAGATGGGGCTGGTAGAGGTATATTAGGTTGTGAAGATGCTGCAATTTCATTAAAAAATGCAGTAAAATTAATAGATGCTAATATGGTAAATTTGACATCCACACAAAACTTTACTAAATAATGGCAGGACCGTATGGGAAAATACAGGACATGATTAAAAAGGCTAGAACGTCTACTGATAAGTTCTATGTAACCCTTAAAGAAACTAATAGTACTATTTTAGTTGGTAAAAAAAATATTGATTTAGAAAAGAGAATAGAGGCTTTAGAGAAAGGTGGTAAAAAAAGAGCGGAGTTATTAAAAGATATTGATTTTTTTAGAGATCCTAGTGTTATGACTATGATTTCTATGTTAAAATCTCTTAATTCTTTTGAATTATGCAACCCAGCTTCTTTTGCAATTGATCAAGGTATTAAATCCATACAAAGAAAAAACGATGAATTAGAAGCCGCGGGTGCAGAAAGAACTGGAGCCGGAGATTTATTAAATAAATTTTTAGAGGTACAAGGAAAATTAAGAGAAATTTTTAATTTAATTAGAAATTTTACTTTAACACCTGGAGTAGCTGAAGTTACTGGAGTAAGTACTGGTGAAGCAGTCCCTATATCAAGGGGTCAAAAACTTATAGTTAGATTCCCAAACCTACCTAGTGGTAGACCTTACGCCATAAATAATGGTACATCAATTAAATTAAGTACTTTGGATCCTAAACATGTTGCTCACATGACAGGTACAGTAGAGAGAGCACCCCAAGTAATACAGCAAAGAGGTAAAAGATTTGTAGTAGGTGAAAATATATTTGCTCTTTCAATAGATACAGCTTCAACTTCATCTCCTCCCAAAGACAAACAAGGTAATGTATTAACTTTTTTAAATTTTAAAGCTGAATTTACTAAAGAACCTAACCCCGATATACAAGAATTAGCTGGTGAATTAAGTGAGGCTGCTGAACTTTTTAGAGAAATAGGATTTCCATCTTTAGTGGAAGATCTTGCCCAAATACCTCCTAAATTTCCAGGCATAGGTAAAATTAGGGAATTAGCTGTTAAACTTAGAGATTTTTTTGATGGTATAGGTACCGCATCTGCTCAAATAGGAGATGAATTAGATGATGCATCTCAATTTTTAAGTGGAGGAATAACTTCTAGACAGGCATTAGAAGGCTCCAGATTATTTGCTGAATTTTCAAGAAGATTAGAACCAGTATTAAATTTTGAAAACAGTTTAGTTTCAGGTTATAGAGATACCATTGAAAATATTAATAATATTCTAAGAAATGCTATACCTTTTCAAGAAATATCTAAATTTATAGAATTTATAAGAGATTTTGTAAGAGTTATTCAAGGGGTAGTAAGTATGATATTAGTTTTATTAAAAACTATAAATGGTATCATTAAAGTTATAATGACTATTTTAAAAGTATTCAAAATAGTATTAAAAGTAGTAAAATTAGTTGTGAAGGTACTCCCAGCCATATTCTTACCTGTGGGTGTTATTACTACATTTACTGAAAAAATAGAAAATGTAGAGGGTGCTATTGGGGAGGTAATTGAATATCTATCAGTTTATTCAGAATTTTTAGAAAAATTAATATCTGAAATAGGTTTTACAAAACGAGCTTTAGGTACTGTAATAGCTGAATTAACTAAATTAGCTGCAAAATTAGGTAGTTGTGGTGCTTTAAAAGGTAATAATATGGAGGCTGGAATGACCGCAGCAGTAGCCCAAGTAAGGGATTCCCTAAGAGGATTAACACAGGCAGCTCCCGATGAAGATTTTTACCCCGATGACCCTAATTCACCTGGTGGTGGTATAGGTGGTGCATCAGGTGAAGAAAAAAGACCGTATGGTACAGGTCCTTTTATACAAACACCTGGAGGTGAAATTATGTTTTTGAGTGATTCTATTATAGGATTTGATGCAGATGGTAATCTAATATTTTTTGGAGACTTAACTTCATTATCTACAGGTGTTAGATTTAATAATACATTAGGACAGGATTTTAGAAATAGAAATTTAAAATTTTATACTTTTGATAAGTTTAGAAATTCACAATCTCCAATGTTAAACGAGGCAGATAGGATAGCCGATGAAAGAAGAAATGCAGTAAAAGAAATTGATCCAACTGATAGATTTGGAAATTTTGCAGAAAAATATAAGGGATATACTATTAAAATTCAAGAAGAAATAGATAATGAGGTTGAAATAGATAATGAAACAATTAAAAATACCCAAATAGCAACAAGAAGAAGAGGTATAGCTTTAGATTCCGCCGAATCACTAGTAGCCTCTACAGATCTAACTTTCTCCGATAATTTATCTCAAATAGTAAATGAAGTAAAATTTCTAATAGATCAATTAATTCAAGAAGGTGTAATAGGAATTAATACCTCAGATCCTCAAGCTAATACTATTTCTGATGATGATGCTATTGATATAGCTGAGAGTACAGGGGCTAATCCTGTAGCTATAAATAATTTAAGAGCTGAGAAAAACAATAAAACGGCCGCCAGCATTCCTGATAAACCTGCAAAACCTGTCAAATCTAGAATAGGTAATCAACCTTTTAGTTCTAATAAAGATTCTAAAATCCCTAGTAGAGGAAAAACTGATGGTGGATCGCCTAGTCAACCTATTAGAATAGAAGGAGTGGCTCAAGCTGGTATTGATGCATTTGTAGAATCTACTCCGGAATTAAAATCATTAGCTAATAATTTAAGTACTGTAAATAGAGCCACTACATCTCAATTATCTAACATATTAAGAGACCCAGGTGTTCAAAATATGTCTGAAGAAGAATTAGTTCAAAAGTTAAGAGGTGAAATACTAAGTGGAGTAGATCCTAACCCGGATAAAATAGAGGAAGTTAAAGAGAAAACTCAACAATGGTATAGGGGTCTTAGAGCTAAGGCTAGAGTAGACTTTAACCAGTTAGCAGCGGCTCAGGCACAAACATCTTTAGGTGGAGCTATAAGGGGTGCTAAATTCAAATCCAGTGGAAAACCTGCTCCAGAATTTGAACCATTTGTTACTAAAATAGAATTAAAAGAAATACCTAAATGGATTGAGTTATTAAGAAAAAATAAATATACTCAGGGTGAGATTGATGCTGGTTTATCAGGTGAAGGTATAAGAGATAAATATGAAATTAAGGTTGATGAAGATGGAAAAATCGATGTTAGAAAGAAATTAGCATTTAAAAATGATAATTTTGAAAAGAAAAAAAAGTGAAAAAAAATCAAACGAATAAAAAATACATTAAATAAATATTTATAGTCATGAAATTAGAAGCTTTTAGAAAAATAATTAGAGAAGAGGTAAGAGCTGTAATTAAAGAGGAACTTTCATTAATTATGCAAACTCCTATAACTGAAACTAAAATAGTAAAAAAGCCGGTTGTAGAAGTAAAAAATAAAAAATCTATATTATCCGACATTATAGAAGATCCAATACCTCAAAAACAACAAACAAAACCTTTATTTGAGGGAGTAGGAGCACTTTCAGATGTACTAAATCAAACACATGCAGAAGGAGGTTGGAGAAATATGGGTAGTATGACAGCTAAAGATGCAGTTTCATATCAAGGTGGAATGCCTGGACAAGAAACTAAAGTAGTAGATTCAGTTAATGATATGGTAGCGGGACAAAAAACTTCAGATATCAACCAAGTAAGTATTGATTCTGTACCAGATTTTTCTGGATTAATGAGTAATTTAAAAGATAAAGGTAAATTATAATGGCTGATTACTTATTTAGAAATGTAGATATTTTAGATTTAAAACCTAGCACTGGAGTAGGTATAAAAATACCTTTTGATGGTGCTACAGGTATTAATACTACATTTACTACTCAAGATGCCATAAAATCTAATTTACTAAATTTTCTTTTAACAGGTAAAAGAGAAAGAGTATTAAATCCCGGATTTGGTTCGGGATTAAGAGAATTAATGTTTCAACCTATAACAGATGAGTTAAGGGGGGATATGGAAAATTTAATAATAGGAGGAGTTAATGAATTTTTCCCTAACATTCAAATTAATGATTTAACAATAGATTTTATTCAGAATGAATCTAAAGTAATTGTAAATCTTAATTATTCTGTAATTAATACTAATATACAAGATTCAATTCAAATAAATATAAATAATGGCGGAGTCTAAACAGGTACAATATTTAAATAAAGATTTTGATGGATTCAAACAAAAATTGTTAGAATTTGCCGAAATTTATTACCCAAATACTTATAACGATTTTTCAGAAAATTCTGCAGGATTAATGCTAGTTGAAATGGCATCATATGTAGGTGATATACTTTCATTTTATGCCGATAGTCAAGTCCAGGAAAATTTTGTAGAATTTGCAAAACAAAGAAATAATTTATTATCTTTAGCTTATAATAATGGCTACTTTCCACAAGTAACAAATGCTGCTACTGTTGATATAGAAGTATTTCAATTAGTACCTGCAACTATAACTTCGGGCCTAGTAGAACCCGACTATAATTATTCTTTAATTATACAAGAAGGATCCCAATTAAGAGGAGGAAGTGAGAAATTTTATATAGAAGATAAAATTGATTTTTCAGTATCTAGTAGTTCTGATCCTACGGATGTATCTGTATATTCTATTGATTCAAATAATAATCCTAATTTTTATTTATTAAAGAAAACTAAAAGGGCAGTATCTGGAGAATTTAGACAAGCAACTTTTGATTTTGAATCCCCCGAAAAATTTCCTACTATAGAATTAGAGGATACAAATATTATAAAAACTACACAAGTAACTGATTCAGATGGTAGACTTTATTATCCTGTAAACTATTTAGCTCAAGAAACTATTTTTGATCCACAACAAAATATAGCTCAAAATGACCCTAATTTTGCCCAATATAGTGATACTACACCTTTTTTATTAAAATTAAGAAAAGTACCCTATAGATTTATATCGAGATACAAAGCTGATAATAAACTACAATTACAATTTGGTTCTGGTATTTCTTCAAATCCAGATGAAACCATAATTCCTAATCCCGATAATATAGGTTTAGGGTTACCTTATGGTGTAGATAAACTAACTACAGCTTTTGATCCATCCAATTTTTTATTTACTAAGGCTTATGGAGTAGCTCCCTCTAATACTACTTTAACTGTAAACTATTTAGTAGGGGGAGGAGCTATAGCTAATGTTCCCGCCAATACTATTACAACTTTTGATTCTGGAAGTACTTCATTTTTTGGTGCTAATTTAGATTCAACACTACAAGATACAGTTAATGATTCTCTAGCATTTAACAATCCAGGCCCTGCAATAGGAGGAGGAGATGGTGATACTAATGAAGATATTAGGTTAAATACTATTGCCCAATATCCTTCCCAATTAAGAACAGTAACAAAAGATGATTACGTTATTAGGGCCATGTCCTTACCATCACAATTTGGAGTAGTATATAAAGCTTATATAACTCAACAAAATGAACAAATTTCTGATAGAATATCTGTTTATGATGAAGAAAATGTAAATGCATTATGTTTACATATTTTATCCAAAGATGTCGAAAATAAATTAGCTAATTGTGATCCCGCTTTAAAACAAAATTTAAAAACTTATTTAGCTGAGTATAGAATGTTAACAGATGCTGTTACTATAAAAGATGCTTTTATAATTAATATAGGTGTAAATTTTGATGTAATTTTATTACCAAATTATAATAATAGTTTAGTGTTAAATAACATAATAACGGAACTAACATCATTTTTTGATACAGATAAAATGCAAATTAATCAACCTATTTTAATTAATAATGTTAGAAATGTAATTGACCAAGTAGATGGAGTACAAACAGTTAAAAAATTAGAAATAGTAAATAAAGTAGGAGAAAGTGGTGGATATTCTCAATTTGCTTATGATATAAAAGGAGCTACTATAAACGAAGTATTATATCCTTGTATAGATCCTTCTATTTTTGAAGTTAAATTTCCACTTATAGATATTCAAGGTAAAGTAGTAACAAACTAAAAAAATGGCAGTATATAAATTATTTTCGGAAAAAGACACCACCATATTATCCCAATATCCGGCTCAAAATACTGGTAGAGATGAAATATTAGATATTTCTAATTATAATGGCCTAAATATAAATTCATCCGCAGCTGGAGATCTACCAGCTGTTGCTCGTTCTTTAGTACAATTTAAACAAAGCACAATAGATGATATAATTGATAATACTATAGGTTCTTCTAATTACCAGGCTAATTTAAAATTATTTTTAGCTAATGCAGAAAATGCCCCTCTAGATTATGAAATATATGCCTATCCAATTTCGGGGGCTTGGGATATGGGTACAGGAAGAACAAGTGATAGTCCTAAAACTGAAGATGGTTGTTGTTGGGGATTTAGAGGAGCATCAGGTTCTAATGCCTGGACTGCTAGTGCTTTTACTAATTTTGTAACAGCATCATATAGAACAGCTATAGGAGGAGGAAATTGGTATACCGGTTCAACTACAGTAAATCCCGAAGCCTCACAATCATTTACTTATACTAGTAATAAAGATATTTCTTTAAATGTAACTAATGCAGTAAAATTATGGAATGCAGCTAGTTTTTCAAATGATGGGTTTATAATAAAATTAGGTGATGAACATGAATTTGTAGATGAATATGTTGAAACACAATATTTTTCTATGGATACACACACTATATATCCACCTGAATTAGAATTTAAATGGGATGATAGCTCATATGATACTCCTTTAACAGCAGTAACTTCTAGTGATTTTGTAATTGGGTTTACTAATCTAAAACAGGAATTTGAAGATAGTGGTGTATATAAATTCAGAGTAAAAGCAAGAGATAAATTCCCAGCTAGAGCTTTTCAATCTAGTTCTGTCTATTTAAATGCAAAAGCATTAACTTCCTCTTCATATTGGGGGTTAAAAGATGTTAAAACAGATCAAATGGTAATAGATTTTGATACTTCATATACAAAAATAAGTGCTGATAGTGGTAGTAATTTTTTTACAGTACATATGAATGGTTTAGAGCCCGAAAGATATTATCAATTAATGATTAAAACTATAATAGATGATGAAATTCTTATAATTGAAGATAAGGGTAATTATTTTAAAGTTGTTAGATAATGGCAAAAGAAGAAGTACAATTTAATAAAGAAGTTTATGGTAAGGTTACTTACCCTAAAATTGTAAATACAGAATTTTCAGAATTAGTAAGTGTAGAGGATACTCCCTTAGCAGTACCCGATCTTATGACAGTAGCTGAATTTTTTGAAGAATATGATAGATTATTTTTTCAAATACCAAGAACTGGTACTAGGGGTTCCCATGCAGCTTTAGTTGATAGAAGTTCTTCATATATAGGTGTTGCAGGACAATCTTCGGAAATTCAAGCTTTATTAGACGAAATATCAGATTTAAGATTACAATTACTTACAGCACAACAAGAAATTGTAAACTTATCAGCTAATGTATAATGGAAGAAATAACTATAATATCTACTGGTTCAGCAGAATTTGTTAACCAAAGTTACTCTCCTAAGGATGAAAATTTATTTAATTCATTTTCATTAAATAGAGATTATGGAGCTCCACAGGATGTAATTGAATTACATGTTTTTGATGAAGGAGGGCTACTTTTAACTTCTTCTTATAGCTTTAATAATTTTCAAACTCAATTAACTGATCCTTCTTCAAGTTTATTTAATAAAATAATTATTGACCCAGAGGAAGATGTTAAAAATTTCGGTTTTGAAGCAGGTACATTCAATTTAACTTATTATCCCTATAGAAATATACTTCTAAGTAATGAACAAAGAAGATTTTTTATTAAAGATATTTCGGATGATAGAACAGAGCTTAGAATAGTAACAAATGAATTATCTTATGATGCATTAAGTACTTCCTATTTTAATTATATAAATTCAAAAAATAATAAAAGTTTTTATTCAGATTTTCTTTTAAATTTTGGGGATAATAATACAATATTAGGAGTCAATACTCTATTAGATACAGATTTAACTACTGAACCCAGTGTTTATATAAAATTATATGAACCTCTTCCTGATAATTTGGAGGAAAAAGATACCCTATGGTTATCAGAACAGGTATCAGATCCATTTACCTTTAAGGTAAATATTAATATATTACCTGATGAAGAGGAAGAAGAGTTTACTTTATTAAGGGGGCCTAATACTAATGTAGATTTAAATCTACAAACTAATGTAACTACAAAATATCTTAATGTAAGTGAAATTTTAAATAGTCCTTTAACTTCTTCTTTACAACAGATAAAATCTATACTAGAAGAAAAAAGTGTAAATATAAATATAGATTATACGGATTATAATAATTTTGTTCATTTTTCCTCTGCCTATCAAAGATTAGAAAATTTTAAAGAAAAATTAAGATTAATTCAAGGATATCAAAATGATTTGGACACTTTTAAAGGATTAGGTCCATTAACAGATCAAAATCATATATCTTCTTCAAAAATAACTTTACAAAATAATATAGATACTATTATTAGTCAATTTGATGGATATGAATATTTTCTTTATTATACTTCCGGTTCTAAATCTTGGCCTAAATCTGGTTCTACTATAGCCCCTTATTCTAATTGGGGGGTAGATTCTGTATCCGCTTCGGTTTGGTATGGTTCGGAAGATGAAGATAGTGATTTTTTTGGTGGGCAAATTTTATCTGCTTCAAACTATAATATTAATAATAGAAATTATATTTGGAATACCCTTCCAGCTTATATAAAAGAAGATTCTCAAAATGCTAATTTAGAGTTATTATCATCTATGTTAGGACAACATTTTGATACCTTATGGACTTATACTAGAGCCATAACGGATATAAAAGATAATGATAATAGAATTAATAGAGGTATTTCAAAAGATTTAGTAGCCGACACTTTGCGTTCATTAGGTATTAAATTATATACTTCTAATAGAACAAATGAAAACTTATTCCAGGATTTATTAGGATTATCACCTTCTGGTTCTGCTACTCCAGACACTGGTTCTCAAAGAGTGGAAACATATGTTTCGGTATCCAATGAAGCTAATACTACAGATACTTTAAATAAAGAGGTATATAAAAGAATATATAATAATTTACCTTATTTATTAAAAACTAGGGGTACAAGACAAGGTTTAAGAGCATTAATAAATTGTTTTGGTATACCCGAAACTATTTTAAAAGTAAATGAATATGGAGGAGATCAGAAAAATGTTCCTACTGTAAATCAAGTTATAGATAGATTTGCTTATGGGTTAAATACTAATCCATTACATTTAACCTCATCTATATCATCTAGCACAATAAACATTCCATGGTTACCTTTTGTAACTAATTTTTCTGATGAATGGCAATCAGTAAATGTTAATTGGAATGTTATAGAAGGTGTATGGAATGGACCTAAAGCGGCTAGTGCAACCCCGGATACAATAGAATTTAGATTTAAATCAAATGGTATTCCATCTTCTTCTTATTATAGTCAGTCACTATTTCAAATAAGACAAGATTCCGATACTAAGTTTGGAGTACAATTATTATATCCTTCCGCTTCTAATGCTTCATATAATAGCCCAGTTTTAAATGATAGATTTTCAGTATATGGAGAATTAAGATTTTTCTTATCAGGTTCACAAGGATATGCTAAAACGGAACCTATTTACGCCCCTTTCTTTTCAGGTAGTTGGTGGTCATTAAAATTAAACAGGGAAACTAGTAGTGTTTTTATATTTGATAGTGGTTCAAATCAAGATTATACATTAACAGTAAAAAGTACTGATTATAATGGTAAAGATGGTACTTTTATAAAATATCAAGCATCACAAAGTTTACATATTAATGGAACAACATCTGCATCGTATAATGGTTCTTGGCATGACTTTAGATATAGTTCAGGAAATTTAGTATTAGATGGACATTTAGGAGGTACTGGTAGTAATAATGTATTATCACCAGATGGAGTAGTATTTGATGGAGCTTTCCAGGAGGCAAGAATGTGGTCAACCATATTAAGTGAATCTGCATTTAACCAACATGTATTAGATCCACGTTCTATAAGATCAAATGAAGTTACTTCATCAATGTTTGATCTAATATTTAGACTACCCCTAGGAAATGATTTACAAATATCAGGTTCATTTGGGGATAATAAAGTAACCTCAGTACATCCATCCATAACTGGTTCATTTGTACCTACAGCTTCTTTCTTCTTGGGTACTGGTTCTTCTACTGTTTCTTATGGAATAATAACGAATTTTACTGGTTCAAGTTATCAACCAACGGAATACTTTGCATTAGTAGAATCACCTAATTTAGGCGCTTATAACCCCGTAGATGATAAAATTAGGATAAAAAATACATCTCAAATTTCTGGTTCAACTTTATCACCTTATGTTTCTATCCAAGACATTTCTTTTCCTTCTGATAAGGATACTATAGATGTTAATGATGTAGAAGTAGCAATATCACCTCAAGATAGCATAAATAGGGACATTACAGAACAGTTAGGATATTTTAATATAGATGAATTTATAGGTGATCCTAAGTTAGCTTTATCATCATCCTATGATGGTTTAGATCATGTTAAAAAATTCTATTTTAATAAATACTTTAGAAAACAAAATATTACTGATATAGTTCAATTATTATCATATTTTGATAGTTCATTATTTAAAATGATTAGGGATTTCGTTCCTGCTTCAACTGAATTATCAACTGGGTTTTTAATAAAATCTCATTTATTAGAAAGAAATAAAACTAAAAGATTTGATCCCACATTTACATTTATAGATTTTAGTGGTTCATTAACTGTCCCCAGTATTACAGGTTCTAATCCTATGAATGAAAATCTAGATACAAGTTATACTGGAGAAATTTTAATACCATCTAGTTCAGCTAATACTATTACTGCATCAGGAGTAACTTTTAATTTTACAGATAATAGAGAACCAATAACGGGAGAATTTAGTGGAAGTGAATTTATAGCATATACTCAACCTACTTCTAGTATGGTTACAGAAAAAAGTTTATTTAGAGTAGGACCAGATACATCAACAGCTGCTTCATTCTCATTAATACCTTTTAACCCTGAACTAAATAATGTAATTGAAGCAAGAAAATCTAATCACTTTATAGATGTGGATTATTCAAGTAATGTAGTAACTCCTGTAAATATAGGGTTTATTACTAGTAGATCCTTTGGAGATATTACAGAAGCTGATAGTCCATTTTTAGATGCTCCCATACAGGATAGTAATTATTCTTTACAAAGATATTTAAGACCTAGATATTTAGGATCTAAAACTATATCTCAAGAATATAATGTATATAATGAAGGGGATGAATCATACGGGTCTTCTCCCTCTATTGATTTAAATTCTTTAAAATTTGCTTACTTTTCTGAAGTAGTAGAAACTGGATCTGCATTTCCAGAAAGAGCTAATGTTTATTTAAAATATTTAATAGATGGAAGATCTAATATAGTTGAATTAACCAGAGAAAATGAATTTATATTTGATGTACAAAATATATTTAATCAGAAAAAACAATTAGATATAGCCCTAGATAATAATATAGAATTTTCAGATCAAAAATATTTAGATGGAGTTAAACCCATATATGCTGGTGGGTTTAGTTATTTACCTATGTTACAAAATCCTACTGGTAGTAGTACTTTAGTTTATAAATTTACTACTGGTTCTATAGAAAATGAAGATCAAGGTGATATTTTACCTTTACCTGATAGTTTAGAAGGAAATTATGTACAAATAGGTAATTATGAATTAGGAAATATTCAAGTTATTAGTGGTAGTAACTTTGTTTCTATAGCGGGAACACCTTCTATTAATTTGACTAGAAACACACCTGTAAATAGAGATTCTATTTGGTGGGATAATGATTTATTAATAAATGTAGAAGGAGAATTAGAATTTAAATTAACTATACCTAAAAATCCTTCTGCTTCATTTGATGATCTAAGATGGAATCCTTTTAATGGTACATCACCATTACAATCATCTTCTATAGATTTAGGTGAATCAGCTATTATTAAGGCGGTTTACTATGTTAGTAACTCTGCAGTTATACCTAAAAATACAGATTCCACTAATGCATTGCTAGAATATTCCGATTCTGCATTAGGGGGTATGTTCCAAACTTCTGATACTAATCCCTTAATAGGTAGTGCATCATTAGAAATAGGATTACAATCAGCTCAATATTCAGTACCAAAACAAACTTATTATTATCCATCTGATCCTATAGTTAGTATAACGGGTAGTATTACTGATGGTGGAGATGCCAATAATGGGGGAGCATTTTTCTTAAGAAATAATACAGGTTCATTTAATATTTTAACTGCTTCCGTGTCTATGTCAACTTTTTTTGGTAATTTTCAACAAACATCTTCCATATATGTTTCTCAATCTGATTCATTTGGTGTGGTGGATGAAGAATTTTTTATTCAAGAAGGAGATATTTTTAGGTTTGTGGATAAAAAAGCAGGTTCTGCAGGTACGGGTAGTGGAGTATTTCCAAGAGAATTTGAAAGACAAGTAAAAAGAGTAAATACTGTACTCAGAGATGAAGTAACTAATACTAGAAGAATAACAATTGAATTTGACAAAGACATACCAGCTAGAGCCTGTGAAGATTTTACAACAGCTGCTAATGGTAATAATGCTAGACAAATAAAAAGATTTGTAATTTTAAAGAAAGTGGAAGATGAAACTAACATAGTTTTGGATTTTCCTAAACAACCGGGTAAAACATCCTCGGGAATTATATTATCTACTGATGTACCTAAAGTTCTAAAGGATAGAGCAGGTAATATAGTTAAAGAATTAAAATCACAAAACTTAATTTCATAAAAAAGAAAAATACTATATTTATATATAACAAGAATAAACCATGGGATACTTAAATAATATTACAGTTA